AGTTGCGACGTTAAATTTAAGACCAGCAGGATGAGCAAGCTTGCGGAATTTACTTCTCCATTCCTGACCACCAGCAGGAAGTTTTGATGTTCGAATACGATAGGTGTATGGTCTGTCTCCATACTCAATCTGAAGGTCATCTACATCATTGAAGAAGATGCGAAAGAAAGTATAAACTGATTCAATGGTCCCCTTGGAGCGATAGTAGTGGACAATTCTCTTATACAGAGTTACTCGATCCATGTAGTCTGAATTGGGAACAATCGATGCAATTTCATCCTGAATCGAGTCAAGATACTTTGCAGATGTTTCATCAATATCATTCTCCACAACGATATGACGAAGTTCCTTGGAAGGAAGACCATCCTGATTCAGATAGTCATAGTATTCCTTGAGGAAGTTGACAAGGTTTTGTGAAGAACCTCTGAGTTGCTCTGGTAAAAGATCATTTACCCTTGCGGACTCATGCGCTCTTGGTGTGGCATTGGCAACAGAATCGTGCATAATTACGTGATATCTTTGTCTCTGTTATGTGTTACATAGTCCTTGATAGCTGAGTTGTTACCTCTAAGAGCAGCATCATCAATCTCTGCTGTTATTGATGTCAAGGTATCATCAATTTCAATAATCGTATTTCTCTTTGCTGCAATGTCATTTGATGCAGGGCGAGTGTATAGGTTGATTACTTTATTGTTCGCAGCATCATCAATCGTAGGCAGTTTCTGAATATTGATATATTCTCTCACGAACTTATAGGTAATCTCACCGGAAACCAATCCCTCATCCTTGGAGTTGGAAGGTGTGGTTGTTCCACTGGTTGCAGTTGCGTCATCATCCTCCCCATCAACAGCAGCAGTAACTTCATACACATAACTGTTGATATGAAAGATATCACCAACCCTATACTCCTTACTGGGTGTGAACGCTGCACCCCTTTTATTGGCAACACCCGCAAGTTCTGCTGCTGGTTTACCAAGATATACAACACCAGTTGAAACATTGACAAGACCATAAAATACTGAACCTGTCTCTGTTCCTGTGCTGTAGTGACTTCTTTTACCATCTACTGTTTGATATATTGTGAGCGCAAGAATATGAGAAGGAAGATTGTCAAGTTTTTGTGTCCCAAAGCGATAAATCTGTCCCCCAATCTTAAAGTTATCTGTAGCAGTTTCTTTACTATAGACAATATCAGTTTCCTCTTCATCAAGTGCAAAGGTGAAGTCAAATGATAGCAGTTTTTTCTCTTGGTCTGTCAAGGCTTTTTCAGAGAACAGACCCTCAAAACTATACTCAAGGGTGTTTGATGTTCCGTCCCCATTTGTCTTTGGTGCATTTCTGCCAGTCTGACCACTTTTGGTGACCTTGTAGACATTGTTACCAAAGAAAAACAGGTCATCTTCAGGAAAGAATCTGTTTGGTTTCCATTCCTGAACCGCGTTCCTGCCACTTAAATCAACTACACTTACCGTGTCTGTATCCGTATCAAAAAGTTTTTGGTTCAACTCTAGTTTACGATATGCATAGAGTCTAGCAGCAGTGCTAAGAATAGCAGGGCTTGTGTTATCGATCTCCCGAAGAAACTTGGAGAATCTAAAAATTGAGTTGTATTCAATCAAGGCAGTGGAATCAAAATTACTTACCGTGGTGGTAATCTTTGCACCCAGAGTATCAGAATTCAGTGTCGTCAAGTTGGGATTGAATTTGCTAAAGATATCAAAGTAGATATAGATGAATTTCGGATCAACAAATTCATGTCTCAGCGTCAAGACGCCTTTATCTCTTAAAAGTTTTCTAAGGTCTGACTTTTGAGAATCAGTAAGAACGGCATTGTCTGCTTGCTTGGCACTAATATAAACAGCACCAAGGTCAACAGGATCATTATCCTCACCACCCCAGACGGAAACAGCAGTTGCATCAGAGGCATTGAGAATCTGAGCCTTATAGTCATCCACAGTAACAGCACGGTCCTGAGAGGTAAAACTTAGTGGAGCATTGAAACGAATCTCTTCAATGGATTCACGGTCACCACCACCAGAAGAAATAGTGGCACTAGAAACAACAATATCTGTAAGAACTAATCCACCAGAGGACGAAAGATTGCTGCTCAGAGTAAACTCAGATGCACCATTGGCTTCAGCCCCATCAGTGGAAAGATACTCAATAGAAATTACACTTCCGGGTGATGGTTTTTTACCAACAACATCGTTACCAAATTCAATTTCATAAAACCCACTTGGATTCTCAAAGACAAAATATGTATCACTGGTTGAAGTCACATTAGACAACTCAGTAAACTTTGTATAGAGAGTGCTGCTTGAGGTATTACCATGAGGAAATGAAGTGACTCTGAGAGTAGAGACATCAACCTTGGAATCAGGAATCTCATATCTCACATTGGTATCAGAAGCATCGAATGTATACTGGACTGTCTTGAGAGTTCCTTGCTTGACCTGAATCTCCTTTCCAGATGCCCCGAAGGTTCCAGTGAAGGCATTCAGTGTAATGAATTCGTATGAATTGCCGCCAACAGAGGTAGAGAAAACAGTGTTCTTGGGAACTGTTGTAAGGCTACCAACATCTGCACCAGTCAATTTGATGGTAGAAGTTGCAGCAGTGAATGAACGAGGTAGATATCCAAGAGTCTTGGCGCGAGCAACAACATTCTTTCTTAGCTGGGCAGATCCAATGAAACCTTCATTGGCAGCAAGGTGAGCAAGAATCGCATTATAGTGTGTGTTGTATGCAAGGATATCCAGAAGATGATTCAGACCAGAACCCTCAAAGTCCCAATCCTTATATGGTCCTCCATCTCGCTTATAGTAGTCCTTGATGTTCTGTTTGATTGCATCAAAGTCTAGTTCCGTTACATTGAGTTTTTTTCCTGCCATGTTGGATTACCTTATTCTTGTGAGATAAAAGTTTACTTCCTGCTCTATGCTAGAGTCAGTGATATTAAAACCGATATTGACCTTGAACGCATTGCGATCAATGTCATCAAATACCTGAACCACGACATTATCGATTCTAGGTTCAAACCTACTTAATACTCTGTGAATCTCTGTTCTCATTGCATCAGCAGTAAAGAAATCAGCATTCTCAAAGAGAAGACCAGCTACATTGCCTCCAATTTCAGGATGAAAAGGTCTATCTCCAAAGTTCGTCAAAACAAGGTTCTTCACTGCTGAACGAACTGCATTCAGGTCAGTGATAGGTCGAATATCTTTGGTGTTTGGATGAAGATTAAAGCCAAGAGACAAGTCTGCAAACAAAGTTGGGACGACATCAATTGGTCTGACTCCATCTATGTTTTTATCTGAAGATGCTGTTGACATATGAACTATTTATTCGGAAAGTTTCTACCTGTCCCAATGACATATATCGCATAAAGTTCCGCCCCACCCTCATCAGCATAGATGCCCTTGACAGTGTTACGAATGCTATCCAACAACTCTATGTGTCGGTCATATTCTTCCTTTGTAAATCGTGTCCTTGTTACAGGATTCATGAATTTACCGGGAAGCATTACGATATCCTTGGCAATTTCCTTATTGGGTCGAATGATATCATCAAATGGAATACTTTGACTCAGACTCAGAAAGGCACCGGGATTTCTTTCGATCTTATTCTGAATCAACTTGACAAAATAGTGAAGATATTTCCTTGCCTGTTGAGTATACCATACAGCAATATCCTTATCTGTAAGCTCGACAAAGAGGTTTGTGAGGTTACTTCCAATAATATTATAGACAGATTGCCTATAGATCAATTCACGATAATCCGATTTATTTTGACTGCCTTCCAGATCATTAAAGACATCCGTTATATCATATGCTGCGAATGCAGAAGAAACCTTTGTATCCCACTCTGTTTTTGCAGCAACTGCGGCTTCATAGGTGTATCCATACTCAGTTGCCAAGGGAGTTGCTTCAAGGCTCAGAGATTTGTCCAATGGGTCTGCTCCTGCTGCTGGTTTTGCTGATGGTAGTGCCATATATTATCCTCCTGCAAATACGTTAGGTGAACCACCAGCTACGATTGTGCAGCTAGTAATACCATCACCAACTCGACCACATCCTTTGCCATTTACAAAGACCTTTGATGAACCAGTGGTAATAGGAGCAGCATGAGGTGGACAAGGCGATCCCGGCAGCAAATGAACACTGTTCATATCACCCTGACGAGAGATTGCTCTTCCATTACAAAAGACATTTGGCGAACCCTGTGCTCTTATTGGAGTAGAGCAATGAGTGACATCTTGGTCTCCTATTCTTGTGACTGCTGGCATAATACTACTGGTTTCTCCTTACATAACTCTCAACAAAACTTTGAATTGCATCACTGTCATTCAAGATTTCTTGAGTGATTGTGAACTCTTGCTCAATACCAACAAGAGCTGGGCTTGTCCTATCATATGTCACCACTGCTGTAAATGTTTTCTGATACGATGGAGTTCTATCCTGCTCTAATTTATAGAGACTCTTTCCTTCTGGAAAATTTGACATACCCTGTTGCACAATAGGTTCCATGTATATTTGCTTGTCATTTGTTAGACCCCTTGAAGCTTCCTTGTATGCTTCCTTTAGTTCCTCATCTTCAAAGGTGCTTTTGCCCTTATCTACAAGGTAAAAAAGGTCTCTGTATGGATCAAGATACTCACCAGAGAACGTGATTGTCTTTGCAGATACATCAATGGTAATCACCACACTCGGGTCATTCTGAATGGTGCATTGGATATTCGTAATGGTATCACCCGCAGCTTCCGTAAAAGTCACTGTCCCCACGGCAGTGAGATCAGGCTTATGAATGGCACTCAGTTGTGTCTTGTCAATTGTAATTGCCATCAGTTCAAATCAATTCTTGCTGCTTGAATCTTGGTCTTTCCTGTATTGGTAAGGTTACTATCACCAACAACATCAGTCACTAGGTTTCCATTCACATGGGTATTCATGCCCCCCTTGACATTTACATTGTAGTCACCCTCAACCTCCAGAGTATGATTTCCCTTTACAAGCATGGTTGAATCTCCAGAGATGGTCACATTACAGTTTCCGGCAATATACACATTTTTATCTTTGATTACAACCTCATAATCATCTCCAGTAATCACAGTGACTCTATCACCCTTTGCTTGCATCTCTGTATAGGTTCCACTGGAATGATATAGAGAAATTCTTTCATGACATGGAGTATCATCAATCTCCAGAGAGTGCCCATTCTTTGATACCTTTACCTCATTATTTGGATACACTGGTGCATTGGTGTCTGCAATCTGAGGCATATTCCATGCCCCACCACCTGCAATCGGAACATCTTCCTTGTGAGTTGCCTCCTTGGAGATATACGATGTGGAATTTTTATAGTCAATCCGTGCTTGTTTTCCAATATCAGGTAAAATATTTTTTGGAAGCGATTCATTGGGATCAAAGAATCCTTTATTCGGTTCCCAATGAGTGTTTGATACACCATTGACCTTACCAACAATCACATACTCATCAGCACTTACCTGTGTTGCCAGAACCCAATCGCTGACCTCAAGGAATACTCCATTGATAACTGGAGTCCACGGCAGAGAGTTCAATGGAAGGTCAGCAAGAACTTCGCTATGCTTGCCAACAAGTCGAACACGAACTCTTCCAAGTTCCTGTGGGTCATTCGTATCTTCAATTACTCCAATGCAATTCATATTACTCTGACAGAATCCGTGACAATCTTTGAGGTCGTGGTGTAGTTGCCAGTGCTAAGGTTTATTGTATGTATTGATGTTGTGACCAAATACTTTCGAGAGAAAACAAGGTCATTCACCTCTGCATCATCACCAACATAATTCTTGAGTGCTTTTAGATCAGTTGCCTTTGGAACCTCAAGTGCCACAATTTTACCGGGATTCAAAAAGAGATCTCCTGATACGGTAATCTCATGCGAGAGGGTATCCATGTTTGCAGTATAAGAGTCCAGAACAGGAGCAGAAAGTTTCTCAGCATCACCTGAATTCTTTAGACCACCAAAAGCAAGGCTATTACGATATGAAAAATTTCTTACAATATCAGGCGATTGAGAAAAAGATTTCTTGTTACCCAATGGAGAAAACTCAGGATAATAATTACTCTTCCCTGTCAGATACCTATCATTCGGAACTCGAAAGCAGTTAAACACATTGTCTGTATAGACTCTATTTGATAGATCAAAAGACAAGTTGTGCGAGGCATACGCCCCAGCATTTGCTGCGGATACTCTATTCAGACCCAGAAACGAATTCATGTTCTGAATCGTCAGCATATTCTCTGCATCTGTGCTACGATTTCCCGGCACACCATCAGTAAAGAAGGTCTTCTCATAGTAGGTGTTGTAGAAGTTTCTTTCATCACCAATCATTGAATCATATGACCT